CATATGTTAGCATGCGCTGATAAAGACACAGGACCTGCATATTTCTTAAAGAACTTTTTCTTTATTCAACATGCAACATTGGGGCAAATAAAATACGATGCGTTTGACTATCAAGATGATTTATTGAACAGTTATCACCATCATAGATTTAGTGTTAACATGCTTGGACGTCAGATGGGTAAGACTACCACTGCTGTGGGCTACTTACTATGGTATGCAATGTTTGTACCGGATAGTACTATATTAATTTGTGCACACAAATATACAGGTGCCCAAGAGATTATGCAACGTCTGCGTTATGCCTATGAAACTTGCCCCGACTTTATTCGTGCTGGAGTTACAAGTTATAACAAACAAAGTATTGAATTTGATAATGGGTCACGTATTGTGGCACAAACAACAACTGAAACAACGGGTCGTGGTATGAGCGTGTCTTTACTTTATTGTTTGGATGGTGAAACTACTGTTAAAATACGCAATAAAAAAACATTGATTGAGGAAGAAATTACCTTGCAAAACTTATATCAAAGATTGTATACTCCCGATAAAATTATCAGGTGACGAGTTTGCCTTTGTATAAATAGTTGTATGAACAAAAAAATAAAATCATTTATTAGTCGTAATAGAATCCGCAATGCCAAACTCTATCAACCAGGACTGATCAAAGGTGTAGATTATATAGAATGTCCCGTTAGCAACGAACGATTGCTTATTATACGTACTGATTATATTACAAAAATATTAGGAATGACTGTTGAAGAATACGACCAAAAATTTCCCAATGTACAAAAAAGATGCCAAGCGCACAGAGATAATATTAAAAAAGGTATACAAACAATAGATCCCCAAACTGGATTGACAAAATATCAAATATCTCAAATTAAGGCCAGACAAGTATTAACCTCCCTTGATGAAAATGGTGTTTCTGGATATAAGAAAAAAGGTCAAAAAACTCGAGCAACCCATATGAATAAATTAGATGAGTTGGGTAGGAATGGATATTCACAATTAGCATCAAAAGCAATTATTAAAGGTAATATTACAAAAGCAAAAAAAGGCTTGATTTTAGATCCTTCTATACGCTCAGAATTTTATCGATACAAAGCCATAGTAACTTATCTTACTGAAAAACACCGTTCGGTATTAACAGAAGGATACATTACTGGATTGGCCGGAACTTCTGGAGCGTATCAGATTGATCATAATTATTCTATCATGCACGGTTATCAACATAAAATAAGTCCATTATTAATTGGTAATATTAATAATTTAACAATGATACCTTGGAAAGATAATTTACAGAAACATACTGCATCCTCAATTACTTTAGACGAATTGCTTGAATTAACAGACTATACACAAGAACAATCAGAAAAAGAATTCAATATTATCATAGACCTAATTAAAAAAGATTCTGTAAATAATGTTCCAGTTAGTGGCGCAAGAATACTAGAAAAATTAAATGAAACAACATTATATTAAAAATACCGAATACGAAATATTAACCCCAAACGGTTGGGAAGATTTTGAAGGAATCTATTTAAATGAAAATGCAAATAAATCTTCCCAAAAATTAACATTAGCTGACGGTACTTTTATTACTGCAACTGACCAACATCGGTTTTTCGATAACGGAAAAGAAGTAGCAGTAGAATCATTAAAAGTTGGAGATTATTTGGATACCATAAAAGGGCGGCAGAAAATTATTAAAATCGATAGCTGTATTCTCTTAGATACATATGAAATATTTAATGCTACTAATCATGTTATAATTGCAAATAATATCCATTCTCATCAATGCGATGAATTCGCGTATGTGGAACCTAACATCGCCACTGAATTTTGGACTTCCATTGCTCCTACACTAGCAACTGGTGGTAAAGCCATTATTACATCAACACCCAACAGCGATGAAGATCAGTTCGCACAAATTTGGAATGAAGCGAACAAGCGAGTTGATGAATACGGTAACACTACAGAGTTGGGTCGTAACGGATACTACCCTTATATGGCTATTTGGAATCAACACCCAGATCGAGACAAGGTATGGGCTGACGAAATGCGTAGTCAGTTGGGCGCTGAAAGATTTGAACGTGAACATGAATGCAAATTTTTGATTTTTGATGAAACGTTGATCAGCTCAATATGTTTGTCAGGATTAGAAGGTGAAGAACCAAAGATGAAAATGGGACAAGCACGGTGGTACAAACGTATTAACCCGCATAGTACATATATTATTAGTTTAGACCCCAGTCTAGGAACCGGAGGCGACTATGCGGCCATTCAAGTCATAGAAATTCCCAGCATGGATCAGGTGGCAGAATGGCATCACAATCTTACCCCAGTACAATCTCAAGTACGTATCATGAGAGATATCATAAATCATATTGAAGAACGGTGTAAAGTTGCAAATGTAACCTCTAGCATTTATTATAGCGTTGAAAATAACACACTGGGTGAAAGTGCTTTAATGGCTATAGAAGCACTAGGCGAAGAAAGTTTCCCAGGATTGTTTTTAAGTGAACCAGTCAAACGTGGTCATGTACGCAGATTCCGCAGAGGATTTAACACAACCCACGGCAGTAAAATTGCTTCCTGTGCCAAGCTAAAACAGTTGATAGAGACTAAAAAACTCAGAATTCGTAGTAAAGCATTACTCAGCGAATTGAAATCTTTTGTGGCTGACGGTGTAACCTTCAAAGCAAAAACAGGACAACACGACGATTTGGTATCTAGTTTATTGCTAGCAATTAGAATGATAATAACTTTGCAAGATTGGGATCCTGCTGTGTACGATAAAATGCGTGATCAAGACGGATTAGAAGAACATGATCTTCCCATGCCCATTTATATATCCGCCTATTAATATAAATATATTGTATGAAACCTATTCAAATTATCAGCCAAGATTTATTCGACAAAGTTCGCAGCCGTTTCCAAAATCTAGAAATGGGGGACGAAACTGGAGCCGTAACAATTGATCCAGCAGAAGCACGGTTCTTTGACTTTGATGTTATTATTAAAGACAATAATATAGGGCGTGTCAGCATCAGTTTGAACGACCTAGGTAGTTTGAAAGTTTATTACAGTCAAGGTATTACAGAAAATTACGATGACATTGTTAAAAAACAATGGTTTGGATTTTTAAAAGAAATGAGATTTTTTGCCATGCGCAGACTATTGCGGTTTGACACCCGCGATATTGCCAAAAATAATCTTGATAAAAATGATTTTCAACATCTAGCAAAAACACAAGCCCCCAAGGAAGATGACATGACAACAATGAACGAATCTAAATGGAACAGTAAAAGTTCTAAAAAAACCAGCCGTGCCGTACAAGGACGAACAGAAGTTATTATGAGACACGCTCGACCAGTAGACGAAGAATACGCAGGCAGTCGTTCACAACGCAAAAATATCAAGGCAATTTTTATTCAAAATGCAGACGGCGAAAGATTCAAATATCCTTTCATTCACCCAGCAGGTGCGTTTGCAATGGCACAACATGTGGATCACGGTGGGGTTCCACATGACCCCGCAGGCAAAGCAATTGTTAACATGAGCGAGCAAATTGCTCAACTACAGGAATTTCAACGTAAGGTACACAGAGCCACTTTGCATGATGACGCAACAGGAATTACAGAGCGAGCCGTAGGCCGACTACAAGAATTAAAAGCGCAGGTGGAATGTTTAGGCAAACGACAGCATTATCAAAATTGGATCGATAAATTTAATGGTGGTGAAGATGACAGCACAATGCTTGATGCTGTTACCATGGAAGAATACAAACAAAAATTTACACAAACAAAATTTGAGGAGGATCTAGCACAATATTTCCCATTATTACATAAAATTATGAGTGAAACAAATACCGTTGATCTTGAAAGTTATGTAAATGAAGGCAACGACGACGATGCCTGTCCCGATTGCGGCGAGCATCACGATGGTGCTTGTAAAGATGATGATAATAAAATTACAAAAGAAAGTTTTAATGAATTCTCTGAATGGGCAGAAGCAGTTGAACAAGGTAAATTAACAGACGATCAAATTGAAACATTGAAAAAAGAAGTTGAGGATTTGCCAGATGGCAAACTACAACATGATTATCCAGAACTACTAGTGGCACTGGGTATGTCAGACAACAAGCCCGTTGCCAAAGAACCGCAAGCAGGCGAAGAACAGGCGGCAGCAGAAAACCAAGAACAGGGCGGGTTTCCCAACAAGACAATGCCAACACGTGAAGCAGTTGTTAAGGAAGTGGCCAAATTAGTTAAAAGTCGCTTTAACGAATCTAATCCAGAAGTTGGCCCATTTAATGGTGCTCCAAATATTGCTTTAGAAGTTAAAAAATCATGTTCTGAAAAATTTGGTGAAGAAATTGGCGAACAAGCAGAATCATTGGCAATAGAATTCATGGAAAAATTATCTAAGAAATGGGAAGAAAAACATGGCCCTGTACAGCCCGATGGGTTGGCACGTTTACGAGAATTGTTGGGTAACGTCAAGACCAAAATAGAAAGTATCGGCGATGTTGGGCGCCCCGGCAACAATATCATGAGCGCTGAAGAAGTTAAAAAATCTGAAATTCCAGCAAGTCAACGCAAAGAAAAAGGCGGAGATTGGAAAGTAAGCCATCAAGATTTAGAAAAAGAAAAGAACGCTAGTCCAACTACAAAACAGGGTATGAAAGATTTAGGCAAAAAAATTGGCATGAGTGAAGAATTTTCTGATATTATGAAATTATCCGGATTGGCAAAATAAATCAAAAGCCCCTTAAATGGGGCTTTTTTATATCTATCATAAATAAAAGTGCGAGTCGCGATACTGCAAATATCCACCCGCTCTAACAGTTTATAAGGAACTATCAGCATGTCTATTTACACCCTTTATGTAAAGACTCATATCGTAACTGGATTGAGGTACTTAGGTTTTACAACTTCACAAGATCCGCATAAGTATTCTGGTTCAGGTACTAGATGGTTAAATCATCTTAATAAACACGGTTATAATTATACTACCGAAATAATAAAACAATGTCAATCTAAGGAAGAACTTAAAGAATGGGGTCTTTATTATAGTACTCTTTGGAAGGTAGTTGATAGCAATGAATGGGCTAATTTGAAAGAAGAAGCCGGCGATGGCGGACGCCAGAGTGAAGAATCTCGGAAAAAAATGAGTGAATCTAAAAAAGGTTCTATTCCTTGGAATAAAGGAAAAACAGGAATATACACAGAAACCACTCTTACAAAAATATCAATCGCAAGTAAAAATAGACGACATTCTGCAGAGACAAAAATAAAAATGTCGGTAGCTGATAGATCATCATATAAACGAGTTGCACCCGTTAGTGATGTTACCAAAGAAAAACTTTCCAATATATTAAAAGGAAAACCTGGAAGAGCAACTGGTAGTAAATGGACTAACGAACAAAAAGAATCATTATCTCAAAAACGAATAGGAAGCCCTTGTCCTACTAAAGGTATGAAACGAGTGTATAGAGAAGATGGTAGTTTTTATTTTGAAAAGAAAACTCAAAAATAAATTAATTTTTTGTTGACATAATAAATAAAGTAGCATACAATAAAGTATGCGCAGATAGGTCTCTATTAGTCAGTTGGCTTTTAGAAACAGGCATAACATTTTATATTATAAGGAAAAATTATTATGGCAACGCTTCAAGAAATAAGAGCCAAGTTACAAGCTTCATCTCAACAAAACACCGGTAGCGGCGGTGGTGGTGACAACGCAATTTTCGCACATTGGAATATTGCAGAAGGACAAACAGCAACAGTCAGATTCCTTCCTGACCAAGACCCAAACAACACTTTTTTCTGGATTGAGCGAGCAATGATCAAATTGCCGTTTGCTGGTGTTAAGGGCGACACAAATTCCAAACCCGTAACTGTACAAGTGCCTTGTATGGAAATGTGGGGTGAGTCATGCCCAGTTCTACAAGAAGTACGTCCTTGGTTTAAGGACAAGAGCTTGGAAGAAATGGGTCGTAAGTATTGGAAAAAGAAAAGTTACTTGTTCCAAGGTTTGGTAGTTGACAGCAAACTACAAGAGGACAAGATTCCAGAAAATCCAGTCCGTCGCTTTATCATGAGCAGCCAAATTTTTAACATTGTTAAAAATGCGCTTATGGATAGTGAGATCGAAGAATTGCCAACTGACTATGTGCGTGGTTTGGATTTTAAGATTGCTAAGACAAGCAAGGGCGGTTACGCAGATTACACAACTTCAAACTGGAGTCGTCGTGAACGTGCCTTAAGCGAACAAGAATTGGATGCAATCAAGCAGTATGGATTGTTTGATTTAAAATCATTCTTGCCTAAGAAACCAACAGATGTTGAACTCAAGGCTATTAAATTAATGTTTGAAGCATCGGTGGAGGGTGAAGCATTTGACATGGATCGTTGGGGTCAATACTATAAACCAGACGGTATGAAAGGTAATGCTCCACAACAAGCATTTGTTCAGCCAGCATCTATACCGGTAGATCGTCCTGCGGTTGATATATCAACCCAATCAGAAGACCATAATGACACCCCGGCAACAGAAACAACATCTATTGCAACATCAAGTGAATCTGGAAGTCGTGCCGCAGATATTATTGCAATGATCCGCAAACGCCAAGAAGCTAAGTAACCTTAGTTGGAAGCTAGACAAGCCGCTCAAATAAAAAGGAAGAAAATTGGTAAATCGAACATTTGATATATCAAAGTTCCGTAAATCTATCACCAAGTCTATTGATGGACTTGGTATAGGTTTTAATGACCCAACAGACTGGGTAGGAACTGGAAATTACGCACTCAATTACTTGATCAGTGGAGACTTTTTTAAAGGTATACCACTGGGTAAGGTAACTGTATTTGCTGGCGAATCAGGCGCTGGTAAAAGTTATATTTGCTCCGGCAATATTATTCGACATGCACAAGAACAAGGCATTTATGTTATCCTAGTTGATAGCGAAAACGCACTTGACGAAGCATGGTTACACGCATTGGGTGTAGATACAAGTGAAGATAAACTTCTAAAACTTAACATGGCCATGATTGATGATGTAGCAAAAACTATATCAGAATTCATGAAAGAATATAAAGTTATGGATGCCGCAGAGCGTCCAAAGGTTATGTTTGTAATTGATAGTTTAGGAATGTTATTGACACCTACTGATATTAATCAGTTTGAAGCCGGCGAGATGAAAGGTGATATGGGTCGTAAACCCAAAGCACTTACAAGTCTTGTTCGTAACTGTGTTAATATGTTTGGTAGTTATAATGTTGGATTGGTTTGTACCAATCACACATACGCTAGCCAAGATATGTTTGATCCAGATGATAAAATATCAGGTGGACAAGGCTTCATTTATGCAAGCAGTATAGTAGTTGCTATGAAGAAACTTAAACTCAAAACTGACGAGGATGGCAACAAGACCACAACAGTTAACGGTATTCGTAGTGCTTGCAAAATTATGAAAACACGTTATTCAAAGCCATTTGAAAGTGTACAAGTTGAAATTCCATATACAACTGGAATGAAACCAACTAGTGGGTTAGTTGACCTATTCGAAACTAAAGGTGTCTTGACAAAGTCTGGAAATAAGTTACAATATATAAGTAAGAAGACTGGCGAGATTACATCTGAATTTCGTAAAAATTGGACAGAAGATAAGCTAATGACAATCATGCTGGAATGGGATAATTCGATAATAACACCGGTTGAAATAACGGAGACTCTAGAGGAACAAGTATAATGGAAGAAGATCAAATCATTGAAGTTTGGGACATTTTTAAAGAATACATGTCTGATAAAAATAAAGAGATGGCAGCAAATCATTACGTTGATTTTTTGCTTGGTCGAGACGTAGAACAAAGCGTATTACAATCTGTTATGGGTTATGATTCATTTCTTGATGAAGCAATTAAACTTGTATTAGATGATACAGACGAGTCCACCAGCGACGATGAAGACGATTATTCATACGACGAAAATGAGGACTAACCATGACATGGTATGCTAAAGTCAGCAAAGATATAGCACACCTCCCAGACTGTTTAGATCATTTTTATACCGATCTCGAAGATGCCAGGAAAGAAGTCAAGATTCACGGTAGTGTGGAAAAGGCTTCTTCGTCCTTGCCGGGCATAGTTGAAAATAGATTTAATCAACTTCAGGAAATTGAAGCCATACTAGAATATCTTAATATTGAACTACGACGTGTTAAAACTAAAACTTTCAGAAAATATCTCGAACATTATAATCGTGATCTAAGTAGCAGGGACTGTGAAAAGTTTGTAGAAGGTGAAGCAGATGTTATTGATATGGAAAAAATCATTAACGAATTTGCTATGTTGAGAAATCAATGGCTGGGGATTATTAAAGGACTTGATATTAAAGGCTATCAGATTAACAATATAATTCGACTTAGAGTTGCCGGAATGGAAGATATATCAATTTAGTATGTACATAGAAGATTTAATTCAAACCTTGGCAAATTGTTCTATACGTATAAACATGTGGGACAAAAAAGTAGTTGTGAGTTTTTCAATACAAATTTTTGCTGGTACTGGATTTACTGAAAAACAAGCCACGTTGGCCTTAAAAATTTTACAGAAACACTCAACTGCGTTATCTCTGTATATGAAGACTGATATTATACCCCTAATTAAAGAACCACAATACAGATTACATATTAGAAAATCTACAGAAGTACGTGCTATTGATATTATTGATTATGAAAAATTTGGTAAATCTATAGAAGTTAAATTTCCGTATAATGAGAATCTTGTATCACAAATTAAAAAATTTAAATCTAAAGCAGGCGACACTTCAATAATGTGGGACACCAGTCGAACATCATGGATTTTTCCATTAAATGAAAATACTATATGTTTTGTGTCGACGATGATACATGATGTAACATTTGATGTCTCTCAAGAATTTTTAATATATCACGAACAGGTAAAAAAAATTACAGGTAAGATAGAACAATATGCTCCGATGCTGTCTGTACATAATAAGGATTTAAAAATAATAAATCCTCCTGCGTATATGCCAAATCTTGACACAGATAACATAATTGAAGCGGTATTTAGAGCACGGCAACTTGGAGTTACATTATGGGATGACTCAGTTGAACAATATATATCAAGTGGCGAAGTTGTTCCGGCAGTTTGTGCGTTCTTAAAAAATCAATATACAACATCTTTCTTCACGTTAGAAAATAATGAGTCCGGTATTATCTGTTTAGAACATATTGTAAAATATCTAGGACCTTCTCTATTCATTATTCCCGGTGGAGATGAATTAAATAAAATCACGCAGGCATACACACTATTAAAGGGTATGAATATAGACGACAAAAATATAAGCGTTTTATTTAGATTATCTGCCGAAACCGGCAGTAATTTCAACAGTTTTGTTAAAAATCATAGCATAAATGGACCAATTAACGACCAGACTAAAATAGTATTCGTTAGTGGTAAACTGCCAAAAACAATAATTAAATCCGGAATAGTATTCAATAGTGTAGTTAATTTTGGATTTGATAGTGCTCACTATACACTTAAAGAATTTGTAAAAACTCATCCAAATTTAGTATATTTTGACGTTAATAGTTCCGCATCTAAAGGGTTACATGTCTAGCTGTAAAATAATTATCAAAGACGAAGTTAATATTAAGATTGAAAATTTGGATCTTGATACACGCAAGGCTCTGGTTAAAAAATTCAAATACGAAGATCCCACCGCTCGTTTTAGACCAGCCTATAAATTGGGTCGATGGGACGGTACCGTAAGTTTTTTCGGACTCGGGGGCACGACCTATCTAAGTCTCCTTCCCCAAGTACTGGAATACTTGGAAAGTAAAAACTTCTACATTGAACTTGATGATCAACGTGTTCCCATAGTACTAGGGTTTGATAAGATTTCTGAAGATTTCTGGGGAGATCGAACTTGGCCTAGTGGACATTTAAGAGCCGGGGAAAAAATTAGACTGCGTACTGATCAAGTTGATGTGATTAATAAATTTTTAGAAAATCCACAATGTATTCAGGAAATTGCCACTGGGTTTGGTAAAACAATTACCACTGCAACATTGAGTAAAATTTGTGAAAAATATGGACGTACAATTACTATTGTTCCTAATAAAAGTTTAGTTGAACAAACCGAGGAAGACTTTGTTAACTGTGGGTTGGATGTGGGGGTTTATTATGGTGATAGAAAAAATCTAGATAAGACACATACAATTTGTACTTGGCAAAGTCTTAATATTTTAGAAAAAAATAGCAAAAATTGGGACGAAACGGCTTCGGCAAAATTAGAATTGTTGTTGGACAATGTTCAAACTGTTATGGTTGATGAAGTGCATATGGCAAAAGCCGAGGTCTTAAAAAATTTACTAACACGAAATTTATCCAAAGCGCCAATACGCTGGGGATTGACTGGAACTATCCCCAAAGCAGAACAAGAATTTCAAAGTATCAAGGCTAGCTTGGGAGAAGTGGTTAATCGTGTATCTGCTCATGTATTGCAGGAATCCGGAGTACTAAGTAATTGCCATGTGAATATTCTACAAACAGCCGAATGGAAAGAATTTAAAACTTATGCGGAGGAATTAAAATATTTGGTTACTGACGAGTTGCGTTTAACATACATATGTAGTAAAATAAATGACATAGCAAAAACAGGAAATACCTTAGTATTGGTAGGACGAATTGAAACAGGCAAGGCCATGATTGATCAACTGCCAGACAGCGTGTTTGTTAGCGGTGAAGTAAAAACAAAAGATAGAAAAGCTGAATACGATGAGATTAAGACTATGGACAATAAGATTATTGTGGCGACTTATGGTGTGGCCGCTGTGGGTATTAATATTCCAAGGATTTTTAATCTGGTTCTTCTTGAACCCGGAAAGAGCTTTGTTCGCGTTATACAAAGTATTGGACGTGGTATTAGGAAAGCAGACGACAAGGATCATGTAGAGATTTGGGACTTAACAGCCGCAAGCAAATATGCCAAACGGCATTTAACAGAACGTAAAAAATTCTATAAGGATGCAAAATATCCGTTTACAATACAAAAGGTAAAATATTAAATGAAAATCTTGACTCTAAATAATGAAGTGTTTTATCTAAATAACCTCCCAGATGAAATAGATGAAGATTTACGATTTGCTGTTATGGATAACAGCGATAATAGTAATCCTGATCACTTTTTTATTCCGCTTATATTTTTAGAAAGCTTTACAGGACCAGCAGTTGTACTTAAAATTGGTCCGCATGAACTAACGATGCCGCTAGATTGGTGTACCATTGTTGGCGATCCTGAGGGACCAGACATGGAAGTACTTCCATTGACAAGTTTGAATGATAGAGGATTTAAAACATTTTGTTTTAACCCCCGTAGTAGTTTTAGACCAGAGTTTTTAGAAATTGACATTATTGATGTTTATCAAGATGTCAAGTGGTATTTTCCCAAGATGCGCCCGGGACAGTTACTTTGTACTCCGCTTGAGGACGGCCCCAAACCACGATGTGCTTATTTTGTTAAAGAAGTCAGTCGGCAAAGTGAAATAGTAGATTATACTAGGTGTTGGTAATATGGGATGGTATCCAAGTATGCCAGCAATAGATGATAATGTATACGAAAGAGATGGAGATACTGTATATGCCAGAAAGCATAGAGCAGATCCATCCACCAGAGTTGAAGTTAAGATTGATAGCGGTATTGGTATAACTGGCGACAGCAGACTATCTATAGATCAGATTCAGGAAGACAAGATGTGGGGAGAAATTAGACGTGCGGCAAAAACCAATCCCTCTTTACAAGCAGCCTTAGAACGTGTTAAAGTAGCTTACTATCTAAGTAAAGAATATGAAGAGTGTTACGGCAAAAAATAACGTAGCTCATGCATTCGTTGTTGGCGGTGGTACTAGTCATGAAGTAATGCGAATCGATGCTAGTGGTAACATTGGAATTGGTACTTGTAGAATGGAACCAGAACCGCTAACTGAATGGTACAAAGCCGCAGTTAAACAAAAGAAGTTAACTCCGCATACAAAGGAAACAGATGGCGACTAAAAAAGCAAAACTTAAACAGAAAAAAGAAAATGTATTAGATATTGGCCGAGAACTCAGAGCTATTGATACCAAGGATTATGACTTTTATAAAAATTTAACAGACGAAGAACGCAAGGAATTTAAACCATATGTATTAATGCGGTTTATTAGTAATACACCAAGTAACGATACAGACATACAAGAGTGGTTTGTGGAAATGACCAACGAATTAGTCAACAAAAATTTCTTTGAACTAGCTTCAAAACATCCAGGATTAATGTGGAAATTATATGCCGCTGTCGGAGTAGGAGTTACATGTCGGCATCAATACTTGCCTTCCCTTAAACCCAAGTTTGATAAGTTTGAAAGCTTGTTAGGAGAATTATATCCTGCTAGAAAGATAGAAGACATCAAGTTAATGGCCAAATTAATGAACGAAGATGATCGTGAAGCTTTATTTGATGATATGGGGCTTGATAAAAAACAACGGAAGGAATATCGATGAAATCCGAAATGTGGACTGTCAGAATTTCTACAAATGGTAAAGTTTTTTTAGAATCAGACGATTTTACTAACGATATAAGATTGTATATCAACGGCAATTTTCAATCAAAAGATGCTGAAACATTATACGCCAGTAATTTAGCCAGAAAACTAAACGGAACATCAAATGATAGCGTTGATAAATCAGCCTAATAAATGTGTTCATTGTGGTAAGAGCTTTGTACAACAAAAAACTCTTGTGGCACATATGTGTGAAAAGAAACGCAGGATACTACAAAGAACTGAAAAAAGAGTGCAAGCAGGCTTTATGGCCTTTAATCGATTTTGGACTATAGCTCAAGGGGGTAAACCAAAAAGTTATGAAGATTTCTGCGACACAAGTTATTACAATGCGTTTGTCAAGTTTGGTAGCTTTGTCAATAATACTAATGCTCTTTACCCCGATAAGTTTGTGGATTATGTCATAAAAAGTGGAATTAAATTGGACCACTGGTGTAGGGATGAATTATATTACAAATATCTTTATGAAATTATAAAAACAGAGCCAGTAGAAGCCGCAGTACAAAGAACATTGACCACTATGATGGAGTGGGGTGATGAGCATACCGCAAATTTTGCACATTATTTTTATTACGTTAGTTTAAATAGAGCTGTACACGATATAGTGAATGGTAAAATTAGTTGTTGGGTAATTTTAAATACCACAACGGGAAAAGAAATGGTTCAAAAAATGAGTGACGAGCAGTTAGATATGATTTCAACAGCATTTGATGTTCCGTATTGGATAAGACACTTTAAAGAAGTGCCAGCAGATGTTGCGCTGGTAAAAGAAATATGCCAAGAGGCTGGAATACAATGACTGACAATGAAAAAGAAATTCTAGAAAAATTTGCAGCAAGGCATCATGTATCTATTTTAGATAGTAACAAACGAATAAGCAGGCTTCGCCGTATGATGCCCCGATATTTTACCGATGGTGTAGACTACAACTATGTAGATCAATATGTAGTACAACACGACACTGAAACTTTATATACTGTTACTATTCCAGAAAGTGAATTAAATCGTATTGCTGAACTTGAACAACGTATGTTTAATCGCATGATCAAAGATGGTAGTTATAATCTTTTTGAAATAATGATAGGTCAGAAAGAACGCGAAAAATATCTTGTTGAAAAATATCCTGCCATTAAAAAAGCATACGAACAATACAGCATGTTATTAAAGTTGGCAGAAAGCGGAGAATTAGATGCCTGATATCGATATAGATTTTTTAAATAGAAATCAAGTGCTTGATATAATTAAACACGTACCAGCAACTCTAGAGGATGGCAAAAAGCATAATACCGGAGTATATTGTCATAAAATTCCAATTAACCCGTTAACGGGTTTTGCTAGTATACCCTATAAAGAAGCTGAAGAACGCGGCTATTTCAAAATTGATTTTTTAAATGTCAGTGCTTATAATGGTGTTAAAAACGAAGAACACCTAATAGAATTACTCAATACTGACCCACTCTGGGACTTGCTGGGTGAAAAAGAAGTATGTGATCAGTTATTCCATATTAATGGATATCACGATTTATTAAAAAAATTAAAACCAATAAGCATTACTGAACTAGCCATGGTGTTGGCTTTACTACGCCCTGGTAAAAAATATCTTATCCCAACATGCGAAAAACAAGGATTCCAGGCGATTGAAAACGAAATATGGACCAAACCCATTGACGGCAGTTATGTATTTAAACATGCTCATGCCATTAGTTACGCCGCAGTGATCGTAATCCAACTCAATTTAATTTGTCAACGACTCAGTTACGAATATTCCTAACTAACTGTATTGATTTACGTTTTATACGTTTTTCGGCAATCTCTCTTAGATTAACACTAGGACCAAATACAAGTTCAACATCCTTGCTGTTAAAAGTTTTGATGGTATACTTGAATATATTCATTTGCTGTTTTAGGAAAATGTTTATGGGGAGTCTACGGTTACTTTCCCACCACCATGTTTCTCCCATTTCTAAAAATTTCTCGCGTTCGTTGTTGTCTTTGATAATTGAAATATCATAGATGCTTGCTATGAATTCATCAAAATTTATGATGATTCCGATATATTCTATATTATTTGATTTGATACAGGATACGAAGGGGTAGTTTTCTTGAAAAGTTTTAGAGGGTACCATTATTAATAAATACTTTTATGCAAATTTTGCCAATCTATTTATATCCAAACGTACTCGAGGTCATACTAGATTTGGATCCAACAACACTAGGGGTTAACCAAGTTATGTACCAACGCGAACTAACAATACAAAAAGGTATCAAAAATAAAGTAAGAATTCAAGTTAAGAATAGCGATCAAAAACCAATATCTATTACTTCTAGTTCTATATTTATGTTCACAATGGTTGACGCTACTACACAACGCCAATTATTAGAAAAACAACTTAATATTTTAGATGATACAATATATGTCAACACTGTAGTGGACCAACCTATTACATGTAACACATTAACTTTTGCAACTGTAGAAGGTATATCAATAGGACAGAGTGTGATTGGCTTTGGTATACAACCGAACACAGTGGTTACAGGAATATCATCTGGTATCGTTACCTTAAACAATACAACAATTTATCCGGTATCGTCATTGACTAATTTGACATTTGTAACGCAATCATTACGAGGATTAGGCGAATTGACTTTTATCGAAAGCGACACACTGGATTTAGATGTATCAAGTTACCAGTACGCTGTAACATATATGGATGTGTCTGACGGCACTTTCCTTCCTACCTACTCTAGTACATATTATAATGTTGCTGGCATTTTAAACATATCGCAAGATGTATATCCGGTTCTTCAACCCAGCCAGGAAATTACAGCTTTTCTGATGAATTATAATAACCAAACTCAATTATTTGAATGGAAAAGCGGAAACATTTATGCTTACCCAGAATATAACTCGAACTCTGCGTTGCAAACAGTTGCTATGTACATGACCAATTTTAAAGGTCAGGTACTTATTCAAGGTACACTGAGTAATCAACCCGACAACTATAACAAATATTTTAACATTACTAGCTTGGTGTATGATGGGTTTGATGGTATTGATTATTATAACTTTAATGGTATCTACTCATATATTCGAATTGTTTATATTCCTGCCAAAGATTTACTCGGAATGGACAACACCGATACCGCTTACTCCGGAACATTTGACAAAGTACTCTATAGAAGTTAAACTTAATAGATGAATGACATACAGTCGACACTATTAACATTATTACCCCCAAAAAGAAAAGCTACACCCAGTGGCTGGGTATCTTTCAATGCTGTGTGTTGTCATAATAACGCAAATACAAAAGACACACGCAACCGTGGTGGAATATTAACTGGTGCCGATGGGGGATTCCAATACCACTGTTTTAACTGCAATTTCAAAGCAGGCTGGACTCCTGGTAAATTGTTAAGTAATAATACCAAAAAATTATTCACGTGGATGGGGTTATCTTCTACTGATCTAGGCAAGTTAAATTTAATGGCTCTCAAGATCAAAGACGACGAACCTGTTCTTAAAAAGGCATTAAATCTTGTTCTAGAAGAAAGATCGTTACCAGAAGGTACAATGCCTATAATGAAATGGATCAACACTGAATATCTAACAGAAGTAGCAGAAGATATCGGTCCTGTGATAGATTACATATTAAATAGGGGAATGGAGCTTGACTGGTATAATTGGATGTGGAGTTCGGCACCGGGATACAAAGATAGAGTTATCATTCCGTTTTATCAAGATGGCAAAATTGTTGGATGTACTGGCCGCAAAATTACAGACGGTAAGCCAAAGTATCTAACTGATACACAACCTGGTTATGTGTTTAACTTAGATAGACAAACTTACGATAGACAATATGTTATTGTAGTTGAAGGACAATTTGATGCAATTGCCGTAGACGGGTGTGCTATTATG